ATTTACAGTTTGTGTGCTTGAAGCAACTACGGCATAAAGTTTTTCATCGTCTTGTAGTTCAACACTAAAAGAGATACCTGCGCCTAGCAAGAATCCGTAACTGGTTGTAGTTACGCCTTCTCCACCTAGGAAAACATCTGCGCCACCTGAAGGATTTTGAACATTGATGGTCTGACCGTCTTTGCCATCATAGTCGGAAGTAAGTTTAGTAGCGGTGGTTCCTACTGAAACTCTTGAGTGTGATACAGCCATATAAACTCCTAAGAAAGAGAAGGGCGACTCATTTTACCGAATCGCCCTTCGTGCTATTCAGCGACTTCTTTTGTTTTCTTTGTAGCCTTTGGCTTTGGAGCCTCTGCTACTTCTTCAACTGCTTTTGGAGCATCATCTTCAATCAATTTGATGTAACGGTTGTTAGCCAATGCCTTAGCATGGCGCCAACCTTTGACTTCTACGATGTCTCCAGCCACAAGTTTGCGACCATCAACAATCATTGATTTAAGAATTTGTGCTTTCATATTATTCAGTTGTGTCAATCCAGCAGTATGAGAAGGTTGCTGACGCTTGGTCAATCGCTCCTGCTGTTGGGTTGTAAATGTAGATAGTTACTGTGTCGTCTGCTGTTACTGCCGCACCAGCAAAGATTAAATCATCGTTTAGAGTTGCAGGTGGATTCACAATAATAATATCTGTTGTCTTAGCACCAGTTAGTGTGAAAGTTGTTGCACCTCTTGTTGTTGCGTTTAGGTTAGTAGGGTCGATTGCTACTGTGCCGAATTCGATACCGTAAACCATATCGTTGTCGCCAATTTGTAGAGCGCCGACTGCCGCTTCGCCTTTTGTAAGTCTGTTTACTAATGCCATTTATTTCTCCTAAATAAAGGAAGGGAGTGAGACCATGAAAAGTCCCACCCCCTTCGTTTAACTAATTAAGCGACGATTGTGTTCCAGAAGTAGCCAAGGTCAGAAGAAATAACTTTGTTATCGAAAGCCATTTCTGCTTCAACTCGGTCTGACTTAATGGATTCCATACGGAACTGTGAAGTTCCGATGGTTGCGCCAAGTCCGCCTGATACACCAGTCCATGCGAATGTGTATCCAGCAGAAGGGGTTAGTAGTCCTGGCTGTGGAGCAACATGGCAAAGAAGAGCCTTCTTGCCGTGAGCGAATCCGTATGCCTCAGCGGCACCTTCAACATTTGTTGCCTTTACTGCCTTTGCAACCATAACGCGAGGGATGTCGAACATTGCCGCCAACATATCGGTTGTGATTGTCTGTGAAGATGTGTATTTGATGCGGTCTACTAGGTCAGGGTGATTCTTTAGCGCCTTGAATACATCGTATCCAAGAACCAAAGTGTTCGCTTCCATTCCTGTATTTCCAAGAATTTCAGACTTAGCCGCTTCAAGGTCAGAGATTGGGTCAGATGATGTGTAATCAGACCATTGCTTTGTCTGTCCTGAAGATGGAGCGCCTGAAACGCCAGTTACATCGTCAGCCCATACACCAGTTCCAAAGAAATCTGAAACCCATTGTAGTTCACGACGAAGCATCAAACGACGAGTAACGAACTCTGTTGCCTCACGAAGAGGGTTTAGAGGTGCGTCTGCGTTAGCAACAGTTTGGTCATCAACATCCTTGTGGAAAGCCCACACATCTGCTGAATATGTTCCTGTTGAAAGATTGTAACCGCCACCAGCAGATTCAGTTCCAGGCGCACGGCGTTGAGCCTCATCGCGGAACCAATCGTTCTTGGTGTAAGTAAAGTATTTATCGCTCTTCTTATCGACAGGGATTACTGGGAATACCTTGTCAGCGATAAAGTTATCTTGGTTCTGAAGATAAGCAACCGAGATATTTGTAAGAATTGCGTCCACATGGACGGAATTGATATGTGGCTGTGGCATTTTTAATTAGCCCCCCTAGTTCGCTCTTGTTGGGTTAGAGCAGTTCACAACGGCGGTGATGACTTCAGCATCGGCTCCTGCCGCTGTAAGTGCCTGACCTACAACATATTGAGTGGTATCGGTTGTAGCAATCTTGTCTGCCTTACCTGCTGAGGTAACGCTCAAGAACGCTGGAAGCGTAATCGCTTCTCCTGCTACCAATTTAGTTCCGCCTGAAACAAGAACTTCTGCTTCCTGTCCTGCGGTTGGAGCATTTTGTAGAACGCCAACTGGAACATCAGTAATAGCCGCAATAGCAATTGCTTCTCCTGATGAGTTTAACTTGACGAAGTTGTATTGCTTACTGGAAAGGTCGGCACCTGCAACGAGGGTGACCTTTACCGAGTAGTTAGAGATTTCGTATGCCATGTTTTAGGCACCTTTCTCGGATAGGTATTGGCTGTAAAGGTCAGGGTTCTTTGTAGCAATATCAGCCATCGCCTGAGCGAATGACTTTGCTACACCCTCTTCAACGGCAGACTTAGCAAGCGTAGTCATACGCTCATAAGCATTGCCTGATTTGAAGTCCGCAGATTTGCCGATTTCTGCAAAAATAGATGCTGATTCAGCCTGAGCATTAACTGAAGAAAGAATTTCTTCAACACTCTTTGCTAGTTCTGAATCTGTTTCAGACAAGCGACGAAGCGCTGGTCCAACTTTTTCAGCATTGAGATTGAGGTTAGCCCAACCCTTTGCTTTTTCAACGGCTTGAGCGTCAGCACGGGCTTCGCGTTCTTTGCGAAGTTCAGCGGTTGCTGATTCTGCTTGCTTTCTCAAGTCCTCAATCATTTTGACAACTGGAGCAGGAGCGGACTTCATGTAGTCCTCTTCTTCCTTCTTTGGTTCCTTTGAGTCTTGACCCATCGCCATTTCAACTTCCAATTCAGGCTTTTCTTCCTTTTCGGCGAGTTTGGCTTCGAGTTCAGCGATACGGGCTTGAGCCGCCGCTAGTTCTTCCTCAACGGTTTTTTCAACCTGCTCTTCAGGTGCCGTGGTAGTTGTTTCCTCCATGTTGGAGTCCTCCTCGGTCAGCGATTTGTCGAGAACCCTCTGAATTTCAGATTCGGATGCTGACTTCATAACAAGCCAACCTTCATGTAAGTGCGCTGGATGGTCTACACCGCTCGTTTCCTCAATGGCTAAATTCACCATTTTGCGGGTTCGGGGTTTTGACATTTATGCTCCTAACAAACTAGAAGTCAGTCTTTTTAGCATAGGGCTAATAAAACTAACCTCGGGTCTTGACAGATGAAGAATACCATAAGTGTAATTCGAGCCTTTTATTGGTTGGTCATAACCCTTGTCTTAGCCAAGGCTTCAATCAGGTTTGGCGATACCCACATAGAGAAAGGGTTTTCATTAGCCCAAAAGCGAGCCAATCTAAAGTGATAATCGGTATCGTCTATCTTGGTCCATACAAAAAATGCTTGAGCATCATTAGGTAAATCGACTTGAATTCCAGCATATCCAGGTGGGGTTGAAACTCTTTTAGCATCAAGATTTATCGACTTTAAGATATTCATTGTGTCGTCGATGATGCTAGGCATTATTTTTTCTTCCTTGGGTAGTCCATGGTGTCCATCCACTTTGGGTCATCAGCATCTAATTCTTGAAACTCTTCTTCAGAGTCATCTCTATAAGAAACAAAATCGGGTTTAGGATTTTTTGGCTCAGATTCATCTTCACCTTCGGAGTCATCTCCGTTACGCCAAGCGCCATGACTTGATTGGTCATGGTCGCCATGCTTCTCAAGAACTACTTTTTTTTTTAGTGTAGAAACTTTATGTCCAACTTTTGTATTAGTTGGCTTGCCATCACGATAGAGAACAATTAGCGCCGCTGGGTCATCTTCGGAGCCTTCAATTTCAAATGATGAATCAGGAACATTTATTTTTCCTGAGCGTTCGATTCTTAATACTTTGCCTTCAGCGCTACCGCCTGAAGAATTCCAAGAAACTTTATCTCCAACAGAAATACTCTTATGAAACTCAACTAACTTATCTTCAACCGCTTTATTGATTGTGTTCCCTAGACGGCGCATAGCCTCCATGACCATAGATTTTGCATAGCCACTCAGACCCTTAAAGCCAAACTTACGGACATCTTCTTCAATCATCTTGAACTCGTCCTCGTCCATACCAGCCAAAGGTCCCTTGCGTAACTCTCGTAACATTCGAAGGTCTTTTTTCATACAGTCTCTTCTTTCTTGGGTTTTTTCTTTGACGGTGACATTATTGTATCAATATGAACATCTGACACAGTTGGGTCATTCTTTTCTAAATCTATATCAACGAATAAACGCTCTGCTTTTCCGCCAATTGAATAGCCACGAATCTTTCCTTCGGTGACCATGCTCCATGCCCAAGGCTCCCAAATCACACCAAGAAAAACGGTGTTAGGTGGATAAGTGTGTTGCAACTCTTGACCTTCGGGGGTCTTGATAGGAACTGTTAATGAATATGGGAAAGCCATAACTTCTACCCATTCTCCAGCAACTACATCTCGATTGTGTTGTAAACGGATGCGTCGGTCATTACTTCGAACATAATCCCAAACCGCTCTTTGTAATTCATCTGAATCTGTCCACTCTCCATGAGCATCTTCCATGTCAGGGATATACATGGCTCCAAGTGTGTAACGCTTTTCGCCTTCGGCTTTCTGTAAGTCGAACTTGCCTAGAGCCTTTGTTGCACTTTGAGTGAATACATCGGGGAAGATTTGACGAGCAACATCTTCGGTGACTTCTTGGAACTCGCCTTCGCCCTGTGTTAAATATCGAACGACATCGGCATCAGGGTTATCCACCCAAGACTTGCTTCGAATGTCCCATCTGTCCTCAGTAATGGTCGTCTCGCCTACCTCAAAACGATAAATGTTTATCGCTTCGTTGTTTGCGCCTAGTTTTGCGAAATACCGCATACGGCTATACC